TCTTCTTCACTTTTTCCGCCATTTTACAACCGCATTGCAGTGGTCAACTGAAAATAACTGTCACACATTATCTCTCGTTTCTTGGAAAAAAGAAACCCCTCCGAAGAGGGGCCAAGTTGAGGGAGGACACAATCGTGAACAGATTGCAAAATAATTATTAACCAACATCCGATCAAAGTCAACAAGCACCTTCTGGAGCCACATCATTAATGATCCTCATCGCAGTTGGGTAATCGGCACGAGCTTCCTCCTCGCTGTCATAAGACTCCTCGTAAATTACCTCGCCGCTGCCATCACAATACGAACAAGCAACATCCCGCGCACTGGGATCATTAGGGTGGCGATCCGACACCACCCCATAACCCAAACAATCCATACATTCACAAACGATCTGCATTTAACCCTCCAAGGTTATGACGTAATAATTTTTATCGCGCTTCTCGATCTGTGGGTGCTCACCCTCGCTGATCTCGCCATCAATCATTTCAGACATTCTTTCCCCTGTTCATCAATGAATTGACAGTAAAGCGCGTTTCTTTCTCTTCCTGCTTTTTCTCTTGTGGCCATTGAAGAACTTTGGTGCCAGATTGAAGTATTCGTGCTGAATAACCGGCCCGTGCAGCCGTTAGCTTTTTGTTGCCGATCTCTGAGACTGCGTCCGAGATCACTGTAGAGACACGGCTGGCGATAGCATCGACATCTTCGCCACACTCTAAGGTTTCAGCCAAAACCTCTTCATCTGTTAGTTTGTCTATATCGTCAGCAAGCGCTTGGCACAATCGGGCGAACTTCTCCCTTGCGGTTCTCTCTGTATTCTTCATTTTTCATATCCTTTCGGAAATTCTCTTTGTAGCGCGCGCCGTACCCTTCTGCGCGCTGTCGCAAATTCCTTGCTATTCATCGGCTCTAGTTCGCAAACTCATACGCCTTTCTGACCTTAATCTCACGGTCAAGCATGGAATACAAGAACACGCAAAAAAGCGTTACAATGAAAGCGTATATTTTCAATACACCCGCCCATCATATAACTCTGCGTCGGTAAAGGCTTCGGTGCGTTCCATGTTGGTCATTCTGATTTCCTTTCTTAAAGCGTTGGACTCTCCCAACACATCTATTATCTCTCTTCTCATATCAGAAGGCAACAAAAAGTTTCCAGAGTCTGGTTTCGGTTTCCCCTCAATCTTAAGTTTGGAAACGCCAATTGTCTTTTTAATATCAACGACTTGCGACAGACCGAAACCGCGAAACCACAAATATCGTGTTTTTGCACACACACAACACACACCATATTTTTCCTTATAGAGAAGATGCAGAGGGACGGGGGTCAAAAACAAAATCCTTGAAAAGTTTGGGTTCTTTGGTTTCGCGATTGATTTTATTGACTAAGACTGGTTTCTTTGAAAAATAATTCTTTTCAAGCCCCACCACTTGGCGCATAGTAGCACCCCTTGAGAAAGGACAGAAAGATGTCAAAAGTTTACGTTGTCAACCGACCGACCAAGAACAAGTATGGCTGGGTCCCAGACCTGAGCGATGCTTCGCGCTATGGAACGTTGGAGGTGGTGTTTGAGGCTAACGACAAGCCTCAGTTCTTGCCGGGGCCAAGCATCCAAAAAGCAAGACGCATCATGAGAGACTTTGGTCCAGAGGATTACCTCCTGTGGCCCGGAGGTGGCGACCCAATCGCAGTCATGGTCTGTTGTTCGATTGCCAGCGAGAAGTCGCCTGTTGTTAGAGTGTTACGTTGGGAGCGCAATATGGAGGAGGGCGAGCGCGACCGACGCAAAGGTTGGTACATGCCAGTCGCCCTCGAATTCAGAAAGGTAGAAAATGTCGAAGATAGATCTGCTTAAGGACGTCGCGCCGTCGTCCAATGAAATTGGCGCAGTTGCAGATATGGCTCAGAGGGTTCTAGATCTCGAAGACGAGATCAACCGACTCGAAGATGCATTGAAGCAGAAAAAGCAGGATCTCAAAGTGTTGGCTGAACAGGACTTGCCTGAACTTATGCAAGAACTGAACATCAAAGATTTTACCCTGAGCAATGGTGCAAAGGTCGAGATCAAAGATGTCATCCAAGCTTCGGTCCCCTCGCAAGGTTCGATTGATCGGGCCAAGACTGAGGATCAAAGGGTCGAGCTTCAGATGCTCCAACAGCAGTGCTTTGAATGGTTGCGGGCGCAAGGTGCCGGCGACATCATCAAAAGCAATGTCGAGGTTCAGTTTGGTCGTAATGAAGATGACGCATGCAATGCTTTCACTGACGAGCTGCGTGAGCGTCAAATTTATTACAAGCGAGCTGTGGGCGTTCACCCACAGACCCTCAACAGCTTCATCAAAGAACGGATGAGCGAGGGCAAGGAAGTCCCCATGGAAATGTTCCGTGTTTATGCGGGACGCAGAGCCAACATACGGAGGTAGATATGGCTAAAGAAGTTGCGAAGAAGAAAGAGTCCAATGTTGTGGCGTTTGATGCTGCGATGCTTTTGGATGATGCTGGTGCTGGTCAGGAGAATATGTCTCGCGAAGACATGATGATCCCGCGCCTGAGCATTTTGCAGCAGATGTCGCCGCAGGTGAACAAGCGCGACGGTGCCTATGTTGAAGGCGCAGAGCCGGGGTTCATCCTCGACAATGTCGGCCAGCGTGCCATCGACGGAGAGGTCGGCATCACAGTCGTCCCGATCAGCTATCGCCGTGCTCACATTGAGTGGAAGGCGGATCGTGGTGGGTTCGCTGGTGACCATGGGCCTGACTCGTCTTGCCTTGACAACTGCACTCGCGGTGGTCGTGGCGAGTACCTGACGCCGGACGGCAACGAGATTGTCCCGACTGGTGAGTATTTTGTTTTCGTCATCGAGGGAGACAGCTATGCTCCTGCCTTGCTCTCAATGTCTAAGAGCCAACTCAAAAAGGCGCGTCAGTGGAACTCGATGATCAACCGACTCATGATCGACGTTGACGGCAAGCGCATCAACCCAGCGATGTTCTGGACTGCGTATCAGCTCACAACTGTCCCTGAGGAGAATGATCAGGGTTCGTGGTTCGGCTGGTCGGTCAAGATGCTACACGATGCGGCGAGTGGCGGCATCATTGCCAACCACCCTCACGGCAAAGACATCTATCTGGATGCTCGTGAGTTCAGGAACCAAGTCGCCACAGGCGAGGTTAAGGTCTCGCCGGAGTCTGTTGACGACGACGTAATGTAGTCTCGTTGGGGAGGAGTGTTAACTCCTCCCCTTCACCTTTAAGAAAGGAACTTCATGTCCGACGTTAAAAGATTCATGAATTTGTTCAGAGGCTACGAACAAGCTCATGGCCAATACAGAGTCCAGAAAAAAGAAGCCGACGGAAAGATGTCTGGCCGCGCTGTGACTGTCAGTGAGCCTCCGACGGAAGAACATTTCTCGATGCACTTGAAGGGTGGAGAGTTCATCCTCGGCATCATCATGCTTAAACAAGACAACAGCTGCAATTTTGGCGTCATCGATATTGACATTCGCGGCGACGTCAAACTCAAAGAGTCTCTCGAGAGCCTAGAGAAAAAGATTCGCAACACTCCGCTCGTCATGTGCCGGAGCAAGTCTGGCGGAGCACACCTCTATCTTTTCTGCGAGCCAGCCATCCCAGCTATCGACATGGTCAACAAACTGAACGAGTTCGCAGCAGGATTGGGCTATGGCGGCGCAGAAATTTTCCCCAAGCAGATCTCTCGTGCCAACGAGATGGATCGCGGCAACTGGATAAATCTCTGCTACTGGGACGGAGACGACACAGAGCGTTTCGCCATCCATGATTCACGCAAGCTCAATCTGTCAGAGTTCTTAGATTTCGCAGAGAAGAAGCGGACGACATACGAGGAGCTCGAAAAGATTCAGCCAGAGCTCCTCGATCATTTCAGCGATGGCCCTCCATGCCTTCAGCACATAATGACGATGGGCTTCCCAGAAGGCGGACGAAACATATCTTTGTTCAATGTTGGTGTTTATTATCGCAAGAAGAATCCTGACGATTGGCAGGAAGACCTCATGCGTTTCAACTACGAACAGCTCGATGATCCGCTTCCCTCCGGTGAGGTCAATGGCCTAATCAAATCAGTCAGCAAAAAAGAATATGCCTACACTTGCAAGCAGTCACCAATCTGCAACTATTGCGAGAAGTCAAAGTGCATGAAGCGAGAGTTTGGCATCGGTGGCTATGGTGGTGGCCAAGCGATCGAGATCAGCTCAATCACAAAGTACGAGACCGAGAACAGAAGCTCTGTGCGTTGGTACATCGAGATTGGCGGAGAGCGAATCGAGGTCACAACTCAACAACTGTTGGATCAGCGCCAGCTGCAAAAGCTCTGCGTCGAAAAGCTCAACAAGTGTCCAGCTCAGATGCCGGGGCCAAAGTGGGAACAGGCCATAAACAATCTGCTCAGCACTGTTGAAGTTATACAAGACCCAGACGACGCAAGCCCACAGGGTCAGTTTGAGAAGATGCTTGACAGCTTCTTGACCGGCAAGGTTCAGGCTCGTCACCGAGACGAGATAATGAATGCGAAGCCATGGCACGACCCAGACGAGGGGCGTGTGTTCTTCAGGTCGGAAGACCTTTTCATATATCTAGAGGCGCGGAGATTCCGCTACCAGTCTCAGCATCAGGTTTGGTCTTGGCTGAGAAATCTTGGCGGCGACCGTAAGACCTTTCGTATAAAATCTAAACCAGTTAAAGTATGGTCTGTCCCGGCACCTCAGTTCTACGATGAAGAGGACCTAGAGGTTCCAAGCTCAGTGACAGAGGATTTCTGATGGAATCTGTTGAACTGGAGGTAGATTGATGTCTCCTGAAGAGTTGAGTAAAATTAAGTTCGAAGAAGATGCCAAGCAGAGGCTTGAGGAAATGCCTTCTTCTTCTGTTTACGAGCTTATGTCAAAGGTTGATATGCTCCTGAGTGTTGGGGCATTTCCGCAGAAATCGTTTGCAGCAGTCGAAGAGGTGAAGCAGAAACTTAAAAAGATATTGCGCGGCAATATCGTTGAGAAAGGATCAAATGAGAAGAGTTCAAATAATCTTAGGTCCGCCAGGGACTGGTAAGACGACTACCCTCTTGAGGATTGTTGAGGACGCACTCAGCAGAGGCGTCCCGCCAGAAAGGATCGCCTACCTAGCTTTTACGCGCAAGGCTGCATATGAAGCTCAAGAGCGTGCCATGCAGCAGTTTGGCTTTGACGAAAAGCGATTCCCATATTTCCGGACACTTCACTCCCTCGCATTCAGAGAGCTTGGGCTCCAAAGGGATGAGGTGATGACCAACACCCATTACCGCAAGTTGGGCAAAGCCCTTGGCGTAGAGTTCAAAGGGATTTACGACGAGGATCTTGGAATACACACAGGCGACGGATTGGGAGACAAGTGCTCGCGCATCGAGTCTCTTGCGAGGGTCGGCATGCGATCTCTCGAGGAGCAATACAATCTGACGCCAGTCAATGACCTAACTCTCCATGCTGTGAAGCAATACGATGCGGCCATGCGTCGTTACAAAAAAGAAAACGGTCTTCTGGATTTTACAGACATGCTCGAGCAGTATGGCTCTGCATTACCAGTCGACATTTGCATCTTTGATGAGGCCCAAGATCTGAGTTCGCTTCAGTACAAAATGGCGATCGCTGCTGCGGCCAACGCAACTGAAGTTTACATAGCTGGCGACGACGACCAAGCGATCTTCGGATGGGCTGGTGCAGACGTTCAGAAGTTTTTAAATCTGAAGGGCGACCGCATGGTCCTGCCGCAGAGCTACCGAATACCGAGATCAGTTCACAAACTCGCCCTCGACATCGTTGGCCGGATCAAGCATCGCTATCAAAAGCCATGGTCGCCGAAAATTGATGCTGGTTTGGTTGACTACGTTTCTGATGAACAACAGATCGACTTCTCTGGCGAAAAAAGTTGGTTGTGTATGAGCCGGTCAAAATATCTTCTGAACAGATTCCAACAGTCTGTCCGTCAGCAGGGTTATGCTTACACATACAATGGCAAGAGCTCTCTTGAGACCGAGGAGACTCGAGCTGTCATGAGCTGGGAGCGTTTGCGCAAGGGTGGATCGCTCACCATGTTCGAGGCGAAGAACCTTATTCAGTTTTTCAATTTCAATCACACCCTGACCAAGCTCGAAAAATATCGCGTTACAGATCTGGGTCTTCCGGAAGATGCACTGCAATACGACTGGATGACGATGCTGCGCGGCATCGCCGCCGACGAGCGCGAGTATCTTAGGTCTTGTCTGCGCAATGGAGAAAAGTTTTCTGAAAAGCCACGCATCTCCATCTCGACCATCCACCAGTCCAAAGGTGGCGAGGCAGACAATGTCGCCCTGATCACCGACATGGGCCGTCTGTCTTGGGAGAACAGCCACACCGACGAGGAGAACCGGGTCTGGTACGTTGCTGTCACTCGAGCACGAGAAAGTCTGTCAATTGTCAGACCTCGTGGTCTGAGATATTATTCAATATGACCCTAACCCCTTGATAACGCTGATAAAGAAAATGCTTTTCTTTTTTAGCAGAAAGAGAGATAATAGCTGTGTTGGCGATGGTCGCCAACTTGAGAAAGGAAATCAGATGAGCAAGAGCTCCCCCGAGAAGATGGAACTTTACAAGACTGCTTACTCCGAAGAGCACGGCACATTCGTCGGCATCAAGGAGGTGTACAAAATCACGACCGACGATTGGCTGGTTGTGGCGCATGTTGCGGGCGAACCGCAGCATCTCCTCCGGAGCTTCCGCTCTTCTGAACTTACTCAGTACGTCCTCTAATCAGAAAGGAATAAACCATGTACGCACTCGACTGTAAAACTCTCGATCTCCGCTCTTTCGAAGATGTCAAGGCTGCTCGCAATGCTGGCAATGGCTTCGTCCTGTTCGAAAATGCAGAAGAGCTTTTGAACAACCCGAACATAAAGATCGAGAGTAGTTCTTTCTTCGTAGATATTTACAACAAGCATGCTGACAAGAGCGTAAAAAAGTTCGAGAGCCGCAGTGTCGCGGCCAACCGGATTGTCAAGCTCGTCTCGTCCATGCCTGTTGAGAAATCTCTTCACAACAAGACAGGAGAAGATGAAATGACTGAAGAAGTTGTTGAGGTGAATGTCAAGACCACAACCCCGACCAAGCAGACTCGCATCTCAGGCTTTGCAGGCAAAATGGTTCAGGCGACCTGCCAGACCAATCCTCGTCGCGAGGCCACTCATGGCTTCCATTCGATGCAGATCTTGATTGATGCTGGCGAACCGATCAGCTATGAGAAGTATATTGCTGCTGGTGGCCGACGCAACGACCTTGTTTGGGATATCGAAAAAGGTAACGCCAAGGTCATCGACTGATCGGAGGGGGATCTTCCCCCTCCGCCCTCTTTCAGAAAGGAAAGCAAAATGAAGTTTCACAGATTCAAATATGACGATGGCCGACACATAAACTTGGGAAACTGGCAGCCTTCTGTCAAGTTGGCCAAGGACGAGGCCAAGGATCTTGGATGCTGGACTCGCAGCGAGACTAAGATCCAAACCCTGACGATCAATCAGCAGGACTCTTATCAGACGATGATGAATCTGCTGAATGCTGAAGATTGTGTGTGGCTGGGGCAGATCCATGAGAGCTAAAATCATATTCGCAGCCCTGTCACTTTCCGCATGCGCGTCGAATGCAGAGCCAGAGGTATCTCTCAAAACTGAAAAAGAGATCCACAGCATGAACCGGCACGAGGTGATCAATGCGATTACCGACTGCCAGTCTGCTGGCTTGAGGCCTGTTATGATTTATGGTAGAATCCGAGTTGCTGGCCGTCCATCACCAATTGTCCTCAATGTTACTTGCGCGCCACCCAAGGCACAGTTATGATCAAGCTCGGCATCGGAATAGCGATTGGCGTTGCGATAATGCAGTTTCATCTCGCACCTTTCATCGCAGAACTTTTTGTTTCGTCTGGTGCTCGTGATCAGATTGTGCAAGTTTTACAGGAGATTGGACATTGATTATTCTAGGTGCTGGCATGGCTGGCTTGCTGTCGGCTAACATACTCAGAAGTTTCCAGCCAAAGGTCTGGGAGGCACAAGACTCTTTGCCGAACAACCACGAGGCTCTGTTGCGTTTCCGGACTGACAAGGTTGGCTCTGCTTGTGCCATACCTTTCAAAAAGGTGAAAGTGAACAAGGCCATAAAGTATGACGGTAAAATCACGACTCAGCCCGATATCTTCCTGAGCAATTTGTACTCTCAGAAAGTTACTGGCGGCGTCTGGTCTCGGTCCATCAATGATCTGAGTGCAGTAGAGCGTTACATCGCGCCATTGGATCTTATCAGCCAGATGGCTGTCAACTGTAACATCTCATATGGCAAGGTCGCTGATGAGTTTTTCCTAGATGAGCATGCAGCGTTTGACAAGCACATACCAATTATCTCGACAATACCTATGCCTGTTCTGATGAAGCTGGTTGGCTGGGAAGATGTGCCAGACTTTGGTGCACGGCAGATCTGGACGCAGAGGGCAATCATTGATGAGCCGCACTGCGACGTTTATCAAACCATTTACTACCCAGACCATTTCGTCCCGCAGTATCGTGTGTCGGTCGTCGGCAATGTTGTGATCTCAGAGCTCACATCAGAGCCACACATCGATCCTGGGGAATCAATAATGGGAATTTTACGGGAAGATTTCGGCATCAATGCGCGGAGGCTCGTCGGCATGAAGACGAGCTCTCAAAAATACGGCAAGATCACACCAATAGATGAAAAGATCAGGCAGGAGTTCATCTTCGAGATGACCACGAGATACAATCTTTATTCCGTCGGGCGCTTTGCGACATGGCGCCAGCTTTTGCTTGATGATGTTGTCGGAGACATCCAGAAGGTTGAGCAGTTCATCAGAGGAAACTCCGACTACCACCGCAAAATGAAATCACAGAAAGGAGCAGACCAGTGAAAGTTAAACTTGTTGAGTGCACACCCAATGCCAAGGATCTTTTGATCTTCACTAAAAACACGCGCCTGTTGAATGTTGAGGATGCGTACGACGAAATCAAAGACTGGCCCGAAGACAAGAAGCAGGAAGAGCTAGACTACATGCTTCAGACGATCAAGTCGAGCTGGGAGTTCATTGATTACGTTTTCGAGATCCGCGATGTGACGCGAGCATTCACCCACCAGTTTGTCCGGACGCGCACAGGCTCGTACGCCCAGCAGTCTCAGCGCACAGTGGATATGGAAGGTTTTGGCTACTACACTCCGCCAAGGATCTCGGAGAACGAGATAGCAAAAGCCATCTATGACGAATGCATGCAAAAGATAAATGAATATTATCAGGACCTGCGAGAGATAGTCCCGGCTGAAGATGCACGTGGCGTCTTGCCAACAAACATCCACACGAACATCGTCGCAAAGTTCAATCTGCGGACTCTGCACGAGACTGCCAAGTCGCGCCTGTCGCCGAGGGCGCAGGGTGAATACCAGCAGGTGTTCAAGTTGATGGTTGACGAGATTGTTAAAGTTCACCCATGGGCAGAGCCCTTCCTAACGCCGACGGAGTGGTCCGCACCCTCCATGGCAAAACCTTTGAACAAGTGAGGATAAAATGAGAAAGAGCTGGACAGACGAAGAAGCTCTCAACATCATTAATATGAAGAGCAAAATGTCGGCCAGAGAGGTCGCAAAAGAAACTGGCCTTTCGCAAAACCAGATTCACTATGCCTTATACCACTACAAGTTCAAGGACGCCCCTGCCCCGGAGAAGAGCTTTTGGGATCGCATCAAAGGACTTTTCTCCTGAGCCAAGATGGAGTAAACTTATCGTCTTAAGAAAGGAAACGACATGAATATCTTTTACGTTGATCGCTGCCCCATAGCAGCTGCCCGATCTCTTTGCGACAAGCACGTCGTCAAGATGATCCTCGAGACCGCACAACTGCTCAGCACTGCGCATCGTGAGCTTGACGGTGACGACTATGCAGATGCGGCCGAGTTGTACAAGCCAACTCACAAGAACCATCCCAGCGCAGTTTGGGTCCGCTCCAGCACAGCCAACTACACTTGGGCTTATCGTCATTTGGAGTCCCTGTGCAAAGAATATACAAAGCGTTACGGCAAGCACCACAAGACCGAGCGTCTGCTTGACGGACTCAAGCCTCGCCCAGTCAACATTCCGCCGGACCGGGGCATGTCTTACATAGAGACTCAGCCACCTCAGTGTATGCCAGACGAGTACAAGTGCAATCCTAACGCTGCGTCACACGACGATTGTGTCCGCGCCTATCGTGCATATTACTGCGGCGACAAGATGACCCAAGCTTGGGCAAAGTACGATCATACGGAGGCACCGTCTTGGATAAGCGCGTAATCATTTCTGACCTTGACGGAACTTTGTCTGATCCCTCTGCCAGACTCCATCTTTACAAAGAGCGTAAGTATGCCGAGTTCAATAAGGCTGGCAAGAACGACAAGCCAATTGAAAATGTCTGCAACATCTTGCGCAATTTGAAAGACTCTGAGACAGATATCGTCATCTGCACTGCTCGTGACGAGTCTTGCCGGAAAGACACAGAAGACTGGCTCAAGCTCAATGATGTACCTTACGACATTTTGCTGATGCGTTGGAAAGACGACCAACGCCACGACATTGAGGTCAAACGAGACATGTTCAACAAGCTCCTTGAGATTTATGATTTCAAGCAGTTCTGGTTCGTTCTTGAGGATCGCAATGTCTGCGTTGACATGTGGCGCGGAGAAGGCCTGAGTTGTTTGCAAGTCGCACCGGGGGACTATTAATGGAAATCAGAATAATCGGTAACGACATCGAGATCGACTGTGAAAAGGTCGCACGAATATTCGACATCAGGCCGACGCTCAGGAAATGTCTTGAGGAGGCTATAGAGGTCGTGAATCAGGCACAAGACAAAAACCCAGACGAGGAATATCAGCTGGGCTTTGGCGAAGGAAAGAGCGAAGGCTATAGCGAAGGCTATGAGGAAGGATACGACGATGGACTCAGATCAAAAGACTCCGATTGAATGCATGGAGGAGGCGCTCAAGACTTTCCGAGAGCGCAACACTTCATATGGCGACAACTATCATCGCCACGGGAAAGTTATGATGGCTCTGTTTCCGGAGGGTGTTGATCTCCGGACAGAGAAAGAGTGGAACAAGTTCGGCATCGTCAACATGATCGTCGCCAAGCTCACTCGTTATTCAATGAACTGGCCAGCAGGTCATCAGGACTCTGTTCACGACCTAGGGGTTTATGCGTTCATGCTTGAGTCTCTGCATAGCGAGGATTGATATGATTGTTTTCGATGTTGAGACGACAGGGCTGCCAAAGGCTGAAGGTTCGGACTTGGACATCCAGCCAAAGATCATCGAGTTCGGTGCTCTGAAGCTGGACGATGATCTGAAAGAGATTGGCAAGCTGGAGTTCTTTTGCAATCCGGGGCATCCGCTTGACCCTATGATCACGAAGATCACTGGCATAACCGACGACATGCTCAAAGACGAGAAGCCATTCGTTGCTTATTACGGGGAGCTCTGCGATTTCTTCCTTGGCGAGCGAGAGATGGTTGCGCACAACTTGCCATTCGATCGGAAGATACTTAGATTTGAGCTTGAGCGACTTGACAAGGTCACGAAGTTCCCTTGGCCCCGAGATCATATCTGCACA